AAAGATGTATTTTTTTTATTTTCATAATCGTCAAGTGCTTGTTCAAACGATAGTCTCATCATGCTATATAAATTATTTGTTTTACCCATAATATTTCTCCTTAATGTTACGCATAGTAGACATTATACATAAATTTATGTTAATATACCAACATATATACAAGGAGAAGTGTTATGGATAAACCAAAACCAAAATCAATCGTGTCTGATATTATTGATGAAATAATATCTTACACAAAACCAAAGTCCAGACAGGACATACAAGATGAATTAGCCAGAGATAAAATTAATTATCTTATCTGGTCAATAGGGGTTGCAGTCAAAGATCTGCAAGAAGAAATAGATAAACTTAATATTAATGATAGGGAGGCATCATGAGTAAAACTAATAACCCAGATAAACTGCGTCAACGTTTATACGAAGATTTATTAGACGCAACAGAGAACGCACAAAAATTAGGAGTGCAAGAATTAGTATGGTTTGGCATATCTTTCTTTACCCAAATGGCTATAGATTGTGCACCAAACGTTAGAGAAGGTAGAAAACTTGTAAGAGAGGCTTCTAAAACTGTAACAAAGACACAGGAGTTATCATGAATCTACCAGATATGTTAGAGGACATACCACATAAGGTAGTAGGTGACGCGTTTTACTTTCCAAAGATGGATAATTACTTCTATCACAATGGTCCAGGCATATCTTCATCTAATATACGAAGATTTAGTCAGAGTCAGTTACATGCATTAGAAGAAGTTATAGAGCAAACACCAGCACTTAACTTTGGATCTGCTGCACATTCATTGATCGTTGAGGGAGAGGGTGCGTTTTTCAGTGATGTTGTAACCATAACTGGATCGCCATATACCAATACCAATAAAGCATTGAAACAAGAAAGCCTTGCAAAAGGTTTATCTGTTATCAGTGAAAAAGAACGAGATACCATATATAGCATGAAAAACAGCTTAATAACGGAAGCGAGAGCTTATCTAAATCCAGAAAATGAGTATCCTGGTGCTTTTGATTCACCCTACGAAGTTACTTTGTACTGGTATGAACAAGGTTTGCTATGTAAAACACGTGCAGATGTAATTATTAATCCATTTGACAAACCACATGGGGAAAATGCCATAGTGCTTGTAGATTATAAAACAACGAGTGATTGTTCCGTCAGGGGTTTTACCAATTCGGTAAGGCGGTTCTCATATGATCTACAAGCCGCATGGTATAAGCGTGGCTTTGAACGTGCTGGTTTCCAGGTGCATGACTTTGTGTTTGTAGCACAGGAAAAGAAAACACCTTATGCAAGTAAAGTATTTAAAATGAACCATACTGATATGGAGATAGGTTGGAACTTTCTTAGCGACTACTTAGAGTCATATAACAAAGTATTAGCTGGTCAGACACCAACAATATACAACAGCCCTAACGTTGTTGAGTTAGATACTGGTAATTTTTATAGAGAGGAACAAAATGATGCCTAGATCACAAACAAGTATGCGTTTAAAAACAGATACTTTAGAAAAGTTAAAGTTATTAAAAAAACAAAAAAAATTATCTATGGCTAGATTGTTAGCTTTGATAATAGATGAATACTGGGAGAAACAAAATGACAGATAATGTAAACCACCCCCCACACTATAAAAAAGGCTCTATTGAGTGTATAGACGCAATAGAATCAGCTTTAAGCTTTGAAGAGTTTAAAGGGTATTGTAAAGCTGCAGCAATTAAATATGTATGGCGTGAAGACCATAAAGAATCTAACGTACAAGATCTAGACAAAGCAATATGGTATTTAACCAGGTTGAGAAATAAAATGGTGGACAGATAATGGATATGAGTTTTTATGCAGTTGTTGGCATATTGTTGCTTATGATTTATACATATATGGAGAACAGATGAATAGAAAAGATAGAATAGAAGAGCTTGAAAAAAAAATGATTTATATAAAATCTGTATTGAAAGAAACACAAGATGAGCTTTTTTTATTAAAAGTTGAAGACAATCAAGCAAAAGAAAAGGGGCATAAAGCCCCTATCCACGAGAAGACTATCGTTTAAAAAGGTGGTACTGCCTCTGGTGGTGGGCTCATATCTGAATCCACAGCTAAAAGATAATTTTTAATTTTAGTTTTCATCATCTTTATTTCTTCACCACTGTCACCCTTGAATGAGTCTTGTTTTTGATACATATCAAGAGTTAGGTTTTTACCTACAAAGTGACCATGCTCTTCAGGATACTTTTTAAGACCACAAGCTTTAGTAAGCCTAGTAAACATTTCTGTACTTATACGCTTATTTTTCTCATCTGTGCTCCAAAGGTTATACCACTCGTTGTGATCTTTGTATTTACCACCATCAATTTGAAACGTTACTTTCAAAGTCCAGTTACCAGCTTGTGATTTATATTTCTCAGTCGCTATAATTTTAGCGTTATGTTCACCCTCTGGTGCAAGTGGGACACCCGAAGGCATCTCACTTAAGTTATCAAAAAATTCTATATCACCGAAATCAGACATTAGTTTCTCCCATATCGTTAGTTAATGAAAACCCTAACTTTTCAATTAGGGCTGTTATGTCAGGCTTTTCAAAGTTTTCTAGTTTACCACTTCTATCTTTAGCCTTATAGCCTTGTGAATGAACAGTTTGCAACCATCTATGTAAAACAGTTTTACCTTCATCATCTTGGCTATCAATAACTCTAAGTGCTAATACTTCATCAAAAAAGTATGTTATAGATTCGCCTAGTTTAGTACCAACCATTTTAGGTGCGTGTTTTAATATGCCATCATCATTGACTACATCTTCTTTACACAAAAATAATACGTGCATGTTTAGATCTCTAAACGCACGCATAAGATTTGTAACAGATTCCTGGACATTACCATACGCCATTCTTGGATCTTTACTGCGAGATTTCTCCCATGTAAGCAAGATCTCACTTATCTCAGATACTGAATCTAAAACAACTGTGTCATATTGTAAGGTACCAGATTTTAAAGCGTCATGAAGTTCCATAACTTCAGATGCTTCTTTTACTTCGATAGCATCAACGTTGTCTGCATCTTTAATAGATAACAGTCCAGCTTCAGCACTTATTACAAGCACCTTACCTGGGCACGTCTTTGCCAGTGTTGTCTTTCCAGAACCAGCCATACCATACACCAGGATCTTTGCACCTTGGCTTTGTACCAACTGACTCGGAGATACGATTCTACTTGTTAACGTCATTTTTTTCTCCTCTTAAATTAAAATTAACTTGCACATTATATACTTAATCGTTACCATATGTAAAATTAAATTTACAAATAAATTTATAAGGAGAGTTTATGGAAAATCAAAACCAAGAAAATACTTTGTGGCAAGCAAATTATTATTTCAGAACAAAGACATTAGCAACAAAAAAATTAAAAGAATTTGAAACATTAGGTGTTAAACCAAATCATACTAATAGAAAAGTTAAACCGTACACATTAAAAGAATACATAGAGTTTTTAGGACAAAGAGAAGCTGCCGAAAAGTTTGGGTGCTCTGAAGCATCATGTAAAGCATGGCGTTATGGTTATAGACAACCTACGATCAATCAAGCTAAACAAATTATCAAAGCTACAGACGGCAGATTGGATTTTGAATCTATTTATGGACCTGTATCAGAGATATTAGTAACAGAAGCTTAGTGTGTTTCAGCTCAATATTACTGAGGACGACACATCCTTAGAGCAAGCACTTGCCTACTATGACGAAGGTTATAATGTCGTTCCTTTACAAAGATCTAACAAAAAGCCACCACCTTTTTTAAAAGGTTGGGAGCAATACAAAGAGGAAAGACCCCCTAGAACCCTTGTAGAATCATGGTTTAAGGACAGGGACAATCTTGTTGTAGCTCTTGTATGTGGATCATTTATTGTTGTAGATGCAGACTCGCCAGAGGCTATGGACTGGGTAGAGAAGAATCTACCTGCATGTCCTTTCAAAGTTATTACGGGTAAAGGTATGCACTACTATTATAACAACCCACAAAACTATACTACCTTTGCTACAAGAAGAACTGCTGAAACACCAATAGAAAGACTTATAGATATTAGAGGTGTAGGTGGTTTAATTATTGCACCTTGGAGCAGACACGCTAACGGTCAAATATACAAACCAATAACCTTTCCTGATTGGAAGATACACGATCATAATGACTTACCAGATTTTACTGAAGTTGAGTTTACAAAGATAACTGGCGTACCTAAAACAGAATCAAGCGTACAGACAGCACCATTCTCATTAGAGGGTGTGCACGAAGGTTCAAGAAACGATGGAGCAGCTAGGATTGCAGGCTATCTTATCTCTAAAAATGTAAACCTACAATTTGTAAAAATATTTTTGCATAATTGGAACAAACAAAATACTCCACCATTACCACAAGCAGAGATAGATGGCGTAGTAGAAAGTGTTAAAAGCACACACGATAGAAAGAATCAGATAGCACCTTTATTTATACAAGCCTCAGAAACCATACAAAAACCAAAAGATCTATTTAACCCACCAGGCTTGCTTAAAGACATGTTTAAGTTTTGTGAAGAGATAGCACAAGTGCCACAACCAGAACTTTCTTTAATTGGTGCACTATCGCTAGCTAGTGTTAGCTGTGGTCGTATATATAGAACCAATATGAATAACTTTTCATCTATGTATTTCATGGGTATTGCTAAGTCTGGTCAAGGTAAAGAAAATATTAAGACATTTGTAGAGTCAGTGCTTAACGCTAGTGATCATGAGAAGCTAGTTGTAGGAGATGGTTACACATCTAGTGGTGCTGTTCACTCTGTATTAAAGATGAGACCTACACAAATAACCATTATGGATGAGTTTGGTAAAAGACTAGAAGCCATAAGTAACTCACAAAACACTAATAGAGAAGATGGTATTCAAACACTTATGGAAGCATGGGGTAGGTGTCATGGTACTTTAAGACCAGATAATTATTCGCTTATGAATGTCCAGGAACAATACAAAGAGATGATGATGAGTCGTGTTACACATAAACCAGCTATAACGCTTGTAGGCTTATCGGTGCCAAAGAACTTTTACAAAGCACTCAATAGTGGTCGTATAGCAGATGGCTTTCTGAATAGGTTTGTAGTTGTTGAATCAAAAGAACCAAGAAGGGTAGGCGAACTTAAAAGATTTAAAGAGCCACCTACATCAATAGTGAACTGGATTAACTATATAAGAAGGCAAAGAGGTAACATGGATGATGTTGCAAGAGACAATGCAGAGATAGATCTAAGTCAGATAGTATTAAACTTTGATAGAGAATCAGAAGAAATACTGCAAGATTTTGCAAGAGAGATCGTAAAACGACAAGATATACTAGAAAAAGACAACCTAGAGCCTCTTCTAAGCCGTTCTAAGGAAAAAGCTATGCGTTTGTCATTACTTTGTACTCTGGCTTCAAATGCGGACGCTAGAGCGATTACAGGCGATATTACACAATGGGCGGTAGATTTTATTAGATATTACGATTTATTGTTTATAGAAGCTTGTAGAGATAAGGTAGCAAGTAGTGCCATGGAATCTAAGATTAAACAGGTTTTATCGTTTATAAGATCTAGGAATGGCGAGGGTATATCAAAACGTGAAGTTGATAGGCATGAGCTCTTTCGTAGTATGAAGTCTTATGAAGTCAAAGAGATTATAGAAAGGCTTATGAACGCAGGTGAAATACAAGAGGTAGAAATAAAGGTAGGTGGTAAAGGCAGACCAGCTAAAAGGTTTGTAGCTGTTGATCCTACTTTTTTTGAAGAATGAGATTACAAGTAGTGCCAATGACCATTCGTGATGCTAATGACTTTGTAGATAATTTTCATAGACATAATAAACCAGTAAGAGGTGCAAAGTTTGCAATAGGTGCTTCTTATGATGATCAGCTTGTAGGTGTAGCCATAGTAGGAAGACCCATATCAAGAAATTTAGATGATGGTTTTACAGCAGAGGCGGTAAGAGTGTGCACAAATGATACGTCACCTAATAATACTAATTCTTTTTTGTATGGTAGATGTTGGAGAATATGGCAACAAATGGGTGGTAAAAGAATGATCACATACACATTACAGTCAGAGTCTGGATCTAGCTTGAAAGCTGCTGGCTATAAAATAATAGGAGAAACT